AGGGCGGGATTTGTAGTAGCGGGTGCGCAGAACCCGATGCACATACACGTTGTAGCTGTCCTGCTGCCGGAGCAGGCGGGTGGCCAGGTGCTTGGCGTTGTCCGACATGGCGACCCACGCTCCCTCTGAAGTCCGCTGGACCTCCTGGTCCCGGTAACGGTCCGGGTGAGCCTGGGCAATGGTTTCCCAGAACGCGAGGTCGGCCAGGTCCTGGGTGGTCAGGGCCTTGGTGCCGCCGGTGCGGTAGATGGGGTGCTCACGCAGGGATTTCTGGACCTCCACCCAGTCTGACTCGTAAGAGGGATCGGGCAGGTGTTCAGTGTCCAGGCCATCGGACTGCGCTTTGGTCTTCGCGGCGGTGATGACGAGAATGCCGGAGCCGCCGTCCGCGTGATCCTGGTCCACACCGGTGATGATGTAGCCGGTGTAGCCGTCCATCTCCTGGCCGGGGCTGGGGGCCTCGGAGAGCACCTTGGCCCAGCTTCCCAGGAAGCGGCGGGTGCAGGTCTGGGCGTCTTTGGTGGTTTTGAGCGAGGGGCTGTTGGGGGCCTCGCTCAGATCGGTGGAGCCTTTCCAGGTGGGGGACATACAATGGCGAATGGCGGAGGGTGAATGGCGAAGAAAAAATTAGGCCCATTTCACGGCGGTGGGAGTGGGGCCGGTGCCCCAGAGGAGGACCAGTTTTTGCACGGCCTTGGCGGTGGCCTCGGTGGCGGAGGCGGTGCGCTGGGCGGATTGGGCGGCGGGACCAGCACCGACGAACATGCCGACGCGGGCGAAGTTATCCACGTTAGGCCGGGCGATGTCTGCGAGGCCGCGGGAGCGGGTGCCGTCCGCCCCGGCGGGGTTCTCCACTCCGGAGAGCGGGCCGCGGGCGTCCGGGGTGCCCTCGGCGGCGGCTTCGCCGACCTGGCGCAAGGATTCCTTCAAGGCTTCCAATTTTTTTCTGGCTTCAGGCAGGTCTTTGAAGAGATCCGCAGGCTGGAAGGCTTTGATCTGCTCCCAGGCGACGGCGAGCGCCGCGCCCAGTTGTCCGGGGATGCGGGAGAAGGCGGCGTTGACTCCGGCCTGACCCACGTCCGCGGCGGCGGTGAGCGTCTGCTCCTGGCCGCGGAGATCCGCGGCCATTTGTTTGCGACCGAACATTTCCGCGAAGTCGGCAGCGGCACCTTTGAGCACGGCCTGGATGCGCGTGCCGATGACCTCAAATTGGAGGGAGAGGGCCTTGAGGGTGTCCGGGCTGAAGATGGCGGAGAAGATCGTCTTGGTGGCTTCCCCGGCGGCGCGGAGGGCCCCGACGAGCGTGTTGGTGGCATCCATGAAGGCGACCTTGAGGGAGAGGGAAACCAGCTCGGTGAGCTGGCCGGTTTTGAAGGCGTTGAAGACGACGGTCAGGGCGTCACCGGCGCGGCGTCCGATGGCTTCGATCTGGGGGCGGAGCTTGTCCAGCTCGCTGGTCATGTTGGCGATGATCGGCTTGAGCGCCGTCATAATGGGCGTGCCGAAGGCGGTGAGGAGCTGGCCGATGGAATCGCGCAAGGTGCTCATGAGGCCGGAGAAGGTCCGGCTCTGCTGGCCCATCATGCCGAAGAAGAGGCCGCCCTCGCTGGTGAGCTTTTGGAACACGTCGAGCATGTCATTGAACCCGATCTGGCCCTTCTCCGTCATGTCCCGGATCTCGGCGGTGGTCTTGCCCAGGTGGGTGGCGAGTTCCTCGTAGATCGGGATCCCCGCGTTGGCGAGCTGGAGCAGATCCTGCCCCATGAGGCGGCCCTGGGCGCGGGCCTGACCGAAGATCATGGCCAGCTCCCCCATGGGCTTGCGGGTGGCGGAGGAGATGTCCCCGAGCATTTTCACCGTGTCAATGACCTCGGCGGCGGGAACCTGAAAGGCGAGGAGCTGGCGGACGCTGGAAGCCAGCTCCGGGATCTCGAAGGGCGTGGCGGACGCGGTGGTGGCGATGTCCTGCATGAGGGCCTTGGCCTTGTCCATGGACCCGAGCATGACGCTGAAGGCGGTCTGGTTTTGCTCCAGCTCGGCAGAGAGATCGAGCGAGCGCTTGACGAGGGCCACCGCGCCGGCCATGCCGCCAAGGGAGGCGGTGACAGCGATAAACGGATTGGCGACCGTGCCGGCCACTTTACCGAGGATGCCGCGGAGCCCCTCCGTGCCGGCGCGGGCGGCGGCGACTCCCTCCTGAAAGCGGCGGGTGTCGAGAGAGATGGTGGCGCCTAAATTCATTTTGGATTTCCGATTTTGGGTTTTGGGTGGTCAGACTTGTTGCAGGTGCGGGAGGGCAGCGGTGAGGTGGAAGCGGAGGCGGTAGGCATCCAGGGGGAGGCCGTCCGGGGTCACCTCCGGATCCGCGCCTTTGTAGAGGAGGATCTGGTCGGTCACTTCCGGGGGGAAGCGGAGAAGGCGGCAGCGCTGGCGGACCTCATCTACGCGCTCGAGGAGCGCGGGCTGATTCCCGTAAGCGGTGGCCAGGTTCTCCCCACGCCAGAGGCGGAGGCCGCGGTTCATGGAGACCACGACGGCCAGCCGGTGGCGGATGATGCCGGCCTCCGGGATGTTCAGGAAATCTTCATCCCCTTCCCAGATCAGGACAATCTGGAGGCCGGGCGGGTTGGCTCCGAGCACCTCGATGACTTCGAACGGATCGCGGGCGATGGAGAGCTGGGCGCGGACGCCAGCGGACTCCGCCCAGGGCTTCAGCTCGGCGCGGAGGTGGTTGAGGACGGCGGCGGGAGAGAGAGGGGACATGGAGGTTGAAGGGTTGAAAGGTTGAGGGGTTGAAGGGAAAGTCAGGCTCCGTGCTCCGTGCTCCGTGCTCCTTGCGCGGCGCGGAGCGCTGCCAGCAGGTCTTGCTCCGCGTAGGTGGGGCCGGTGGGGGTCTGCTCGTAGCGGGCGGCGATGGCGGCGTAGAGGGCAAAGGCCACGGCCAGCGGAGTGCGGTGGAGGACGGTGTTTAGTCCCCAGCCGTATTCATGGCAAAGGGCGTCCATGACGGTCAGGCTCCAGCCGAGGCCGGAGCCGAGATTCCGACTTTTCCCAAGGGGTCACCTTCCCGGGCTGAGGGGGTGGCGCCACGTCCGGGCAGGGTGGCAAAGGCGCGGTTGAGATGCTCCGCCAGGGTGGTGCCGAGGGTCTGCAGCTCCGCCGCGGGGAAGCGGTCGGCGAGGGCGTAGGCGGCATCTTCCAGGGCGGCGGGATTGGCGGCCAGGCGGCGGGCCTCCGGCGCGGGCGCCAGGAGGAGGACGGCGGCGCGGGTGATGTCCGCCGCAGTGAGGGCGGCTCCGGAGAGGAGCGGGCTGCCCACCTTCTCCAGGAGCATGTAAGAGGCCAGGGTGAAGGGCGGGAAGGTGAGCGCGCCGAGCTGGACGGGATCCGGAAAAAAGGCATCCAGCACGGGACCGGGAGTGCGAGAGGCGGCGGCATCCAGGGCCGCCTGGGCGGCGGCGATTTGCTCGGGGGTGAAGCTGGCGGTGGAGGCGGCGGCGGGGTGGTTCATGGCTTTCTGGGGTGGCTGTCGGCTATCAGCTATCAGCTATCAGCTATCGGCTTTCTGGATCAGAAGGCCCGGTGGAGAGAAAGCGGCTCCACCGGGCCCCGGAGGATTCCCCGCGGCATGGCCAACCGGGGGGAAAGTGGGACGGATCAGGCGAGGGTCATGCCCTCATACTTGGTGGCGCGGACGCGGAACTTGCGGACATCGGTGTTGCTCCACATTTCCTCGGTGTCGTCCACCAAGCAGTTGGCCACGCCGCCGATGGTGACGGCATCGCCCTGGGTGAGGGTGGGCGCGGCGGTTTGGACGATCATCTCAAACTCGCACTGCTTTTTGTGGTCGAAGTAGACGACGGTGACGGTGTAACCGTTGTTATCCTTGATCTCCAGCTTCTCGGAGCCGGAGCGCTTGGTGGCGGAGGTGATGATACCGGTGGCGTAGCCGCCGGTGGAGCCGAAGAGGACGGTGTTGTCGCCCTTGAGGGTGGGAGTTCCAGGCATAGAGAGGGAGGTTTAGGGGTTGAACGGTTGAGGGGTTGAGGGGTTAGACGGAGAGTTTCTTGGACTTGGAGGTGGTCTTGGAGTCCTCACCGATGATGTCCACCGTGGCCTGGGCGAGCGGGTAGCCGGGCCCCAGGGGAGCCTGGCCGGCGGCGATTTCCTTGAGCTTGGCGCGCACGTCCCTGGCCTCGGCGGCCCAGGGGTTCAGCTTTTCCTCCACACCGCGGCGGGCATAGAGCGCGGCAGACGCCAGGATCTGGGCCGCGTAGAGGACAAAGGGCGGGACATCTCCGGTGAAGGGAACGGTGAAGCGGAGGGAGAGGATGCCATCGATCTCCTGGGAGACGGCGGTGGCGATGGCTTCCCACACGGCGGAATCCGACGCGCCGTCATTGTCATCATCCAGCGCCTGGGTGAGGAAGGGGCCCGGCAGGCGGGCGTTCATGTCAGCGAGGGTGACGTAGAGGGCCATGGTGGTTGAAGGGTTGAAAGGGGGAAGGGTTGAACGGATTTTTCGGAGGGCTCAAGGCTCCGGTCCCGCGTGGGGACCGGAGGGATTGAAACCTCAGACGGATCAGGCGGCGTCCGCTCCGGTGGAGCCGTAGGCCAGCTCGGGCAGGCCGTAACCGGCCCCGTGGCGGGCGTAGGCCTGGAAGAGGAACTCGTGGTTGAGCACCACGTAGCTGTCATCCGGCTTGTTGACGGAGACCAGATCGGGAGCTTTCTCCACCTGGACGATGAGGGGCTTGACCGGGTAGCCCACATCAATGAGGAACCAGGCGTCTTCCGAGGCCGCCAGGCGGGGGCAGACCAGGAGGCGGGCGGTGCCCTTGTTCACGTTGGAGACGGTCTTGGAGGCGGTGGAGCCTTCCACAAAGTCCGCCTGGAGGATGGAGCGGCCCAGGCTCTCATTCTTGGGCGAGACCAGGAGGACCAAATCCCGGCCCAGGTTCATGGGACGGCCCTCGGCATTGAGGCGGCCCTTGATGTTGGCGCGGGCGGTTTCAAAGTTCCCGGCGGAGAGCTTCTTGGTCCCCTTGTTGGAGAACTTGGTGCCGTTGGCCTTGGGGGCGTGGTCGGCATCAAAAAAGTTCTTTCCGGTGTAGCAGGTGGTGGAGAACCCGTTGATGAGGAGGTTGAAGATCAACTCATCCGGATGCTCCGCAGAGGCCAGGCCCAGGGCCTGCATGAGCGGGTTGTAGACCCCGTAGGTGTCCCGCTCAATGTCCGCCTGCTTCACGCCCACGGTGGACTCGTATTCTTTGTTCTTGATCGCGTAGTCGTGCGCGGTCAGGTTGCGGATGGCGATCTCCCCGATGATTTCCTTCATGCCGGGGACGGCACCCAGCCAGTGGTATTTTTCCTCACCGGCGGTGGACGGCGCCCGCATGGCGAGCTGGTCCCACAGCGGCTTGGCGCCGTGGAAGGCTTCCAGGAAGAGGGTTTTGTAGCCCTTGTAGAGGGCGGCGATGGCGGATTGATTGATTTGCATGGTGTTATTCTCTCAGGTTGAAGGGAGGAACGGTTGAGGTGGAAGGGACTCCGGTGGGTTATTTGACCAGGCCCTGGGCTTGGAGGATGGCCAGGACGGCGGTTTTGAGGGCGGCCAGATCGGCGGCGCCGGTGATGGTGTCCGCGCTGGGGACCACGTGGGCCTCTGCGGTGTCCACCCAGACGCCATCGGAATCCACCGCGATGACGCGGCCGGCCTTCACCTTGTGGGTGGCGCCGGTTTCGCAGACGGTGTTGTCATCCTCGACGAAGGCGATCTTGCCCAGGTCATTGGCGTCCACGGCGTCTCCGGTGGAGTTGCCAAACTTGAAGGTGCCGCGCTTCACGCTGACGGTGAGAGCGCCGGCGGCTCCGGTGGAGTTATCGACCTCCTCCTCGGCGCGTCCGATGACGCGGAGGCCGGCGGTGTCCGCGGCGGGGACGGCGCGGCCGTTGGAGTCCACGGCCACCAGAGTGCCCGCGTAGATGCGGGTGCTGGCGGCGATGGGGAGGTTCAGGATGGAGCCGGAGCGTTCCGGGGTGTCAATGTTGGCGGTGGCGGCGGACATAGGGTTTTTCCAGTTTTAAGTTTTAAGAATTAAGTTTTGAGGGAGGGAGGTGAAGGGCTCAGGCGTTGTGCTTTTTCCAGGCGTCCTCGGAGATGCCGAGGGTCTTGCGGACTTCGTCCTCGATGCCCGCGCCCTGAATGCCGGCGGAGAACTCGACGAGTTTGCCGGGGGTGCGCTGGTCCAGCGGGACGGTGGCGGGGGTTTTGTCCACCAACGTCTTGAGGACGTCCACCGGGGTCTGCTTGATTTCCTCGGCGGAGAGGGGGATGACCTTGCCTTCCGCGGCGGCGCGGGTCATGAGGGCCTGGCGCTCATCGGTGGTGCGGGCGCCTTCGATCACGGCCAGGCGGGTCTTCAGGTCGGCCAGTTCGGCGGACATGGCCACGACCTTGTCATCGGGCTTGGCTTCGGGCTTAGCCTCGGGCTTTCCAGCCTTGCCGAACGTTTCGGCGGCGGCCTTGATCTGTTCGTCGGTGGATTCAGCAGGGAGGCCCAGGAGGGCCAGGAGGAGTTCTTTATACACGGCGTTGGTTTCTTCTTCGGGGTTGGGTTGGGTTGCGGAGAATGAGTCCAGGAGCGGCGCGAGGGCCGGGCTGGCGGCAAAAAGGGTGACGCCGTCCACCTCGCCCTGGCGGACGAGGCCCGCGGAGTGGAGGAAGATGACCTCGCCCTTTTCATTGCGGATGACGGCGGGGGAAAGATCCGGGTAGTGACCGGCGGCGGCGTAGGCTTTGCCCTCTTCCGTCCACTCGATGGCTTCGAGGACGAGCCCCTCACCCTCAATGACGGCGGGGGTGGCAAAGGCGGCCACCTTGGCGGGCTCGCCCTTGTAGAAGGCGCCGCCGGGGACGGTGTTGTGCTGGAAATCGAGGGCCACGCGGTCGAACTTGCGGGCGCGTTGGTTGGCGGGGAGCCGGGCCAGGGTGGTGGCGTTGCAGATCACCAGGCCCTGGGCGGTCTGGTGCGTGCCCCAGGGAAGCACGACCAGGCGCGTGGGCAACTCACCAGCGGGGAGCTTGGCAGAAGCGCGGAGGGCGATGATCTGATGACGCGGCACGAACGCGACTGTGCCGCAAGCCCCCCGCGCCCGCTAACCATGGTGGGGATGATGGGAGAAAAGGGTCAGGGAGGGCAAACGGGGAAAAGCTGAAACGCTGAAATGCTGAATCGTTTACGCCAGTCCGGCGTCGAGGCGGGCCTGGGCGATGGCGCGGAGGCGCTCGGTGGCCTGGAGCGTGAACTTGCCATTGAGCACGGGGAAGAACGGGCGCGCGGGGATGCCGCTGCCGCGTCCGGAGGACTTGGCGGAGCCGAGTTGATGCACCGCAGCGTAGGGCCGGTCACTGGCCACGGTCACCGAGCGGTCGGTGAGGGAGGCGATGCGGATGCTCTGGAAGAGGGCGCCGCTCCGCTTGAGGAGCTGGTTGCCGCGCGGGCGCTTGTGCGGGGGCCAAGGCGCGGCGCGGAGGGAGGCGTCATTGAACGCCCGCTTGGTCAGGGAGACGAGCTGCAGCCCCATGGCCTCCAACACGGCCTGACGAAGGGCGGGCGTGGTGGTCCCCAGCTTCCGCAGCTTCGGCGAGATGGTGTCCGTGATCTGGAGGGAGAGGCTCACAGTAGGGATGAGGGATGAGGGATGAAGGGATCAAATGCGGACTTGCTGCCATTGGCCGTCCTCTTCAATCTGCAGCTCCAGTGTATAGAGGTGCGCCCAGTGGCGCATGTCCGCCTCAAAGGAACCGGCTTCCATGCGGGTGAACAGGCGGCGTTGGGCGGGATCTTGCAGGCCCACCCAAGCGGGATCACCCTCCCACGTCACTGGGCCATCGCCGGGGATGCGGTCAAATTTCCCTGTGAGGGTAAGCCCGGCGATGCCTCCCCGGCTGAATTGGGCGCGGATGGTTTTCATTGAAGGAAAGGTGCGAGGATGATGCGGAGGGTTTCCATGACGTGCGCGGAGTGCGGCATGTTCGGATGCAGTTGTGCGGACAGCCGGCGGGGATCGGCCACAAGTTCCATGTAGCGCGTGGGCACTTCCACGCCGAGCCCGTCTGCGGAATCGAACGGAGCACCTGGATAGATGGTGCCCGCGTAGGCCTCATACCAGCGGTCGAGCTTGCCCACCACGCCGGAGTAACGCGGGAGGGCGACGATGGACTCGCCCCGGGTGCGGGCGGCAAAGTGGGCGGCCACCCGGGCCTGATAGTCTGCGCTGCCTTCCATGTGGACCCAGTGCATGGCCTCATGATAGAGAACACGGCGGACTTCGCGGGTGTTGGGCAAAAGCCGATTCAGGTAAATGGCCTTTTCGCCAGGATGGTATTCCCCGCCGGTGGTAGCCGGCAGGGGCGCGATGATGACGCGGAGCTTGGGCAGTCCGGACCCGAGCGTGGGCGGGAGCATGCGCACAAAATGGGAGAGGTGGCGCCGCACGGCCCGCTTGGCCAGCGGCCCCTTGGTAGGAGCGTTGAGGATGTCCAGCGCAAGGACATCGTCCACCTCAAGCGGAAGCGGTTGCTGGAGGCCTTTCACAAAGCGGGTAGCCTCTTTCAGCGTCCAGCCGGTGGCTTTCCCGGTGACTCCGGCCTTGGCCAGGAGCGCGGTCCAGGCAGCCTCCTCATCTTTGGACGGGGCTGGGGCGGGCTTGCCCGCCGGGGCCGGCACCACGGGCGAGCCGTTGAGCCAGTCCCACAGGGTGGTGGTGCTGCCCAGGGGCGTGCTCTTCCGGGCCATGGACTCGAAGGCGGCCCAGACGGGGGCGTCGTAGCGCTTGCGCAGCTCGTCCAGCGGAAGACGGAGGTCCGCCGGATTCCAGGAGAACGCGCCGGGCTTGCCCTTGTTCACCGGGCTGCGGAGGTCAATGGTCTGGCCGCCGCGGAGCATGCGCTCGTTCTTCTCGATCTGCTCCAGCCGCACGCCGGTGGGGATGAGCTTGCGTTCTTCCGGTCGGTCCGCGTCTTCCTTGGCAATGGCGTCCACATCCTCCTGAGAGAGCGGGACGACCTGGCAGCGGCACCCCCATTCCCAGGGCGGGAAGTGGGTCTTCCAAAAATCCGAGTCCGCCGGGAGCACCATGCCATCCAGCGCCTGGTGCGTGGGCCGCACGC